ATTCTGCCCCCATCTGAGCGGGATGTTTTCCTGTATCCCTGTCATGGGAAATCCGATGGTTCTGAAACGCTCACCCCAGATATACAACTCTCTGTCTTTCCAATCGTGGGTATCTCCCTTGGGAATACCTACAACGTATTCACATTTTTTGCCGTAGAGTTCTACGGATGAGGTGATGTCATCGGTGGTGGGCTGACCCACTAAACACCCTTTGACATCCTCTGTGACTTCCGTTGTGATTTCCTCTCCAAACGGGTTTACATCTACCACGGTTTCAACGATCAGCTTAATGGTTGTTGTTTTCATGGCTTAACTCCTCCACGGGGCTATAAGAGCCGACTTTATTCCCAACGCCTAACAGTTTCTTTTCCATCCGGGTGAGATAAAGTTCACCAACAGAGCCATTTGATACCGTCCAACTCTGAGAATACCCAAGCCCTGACATACTCCCCTGTGTAGCCCCCACGGGTACATCCGTCTCACCGTCACCCAATGCACGGATGACCATGCGACAGGACACAACCTTTTTTGCATCTGCCGTGGCATCTGCGTTATAAGAGTCGATAATAACCGCCGCATCGTCTAAAAGGTTCGTTGCAACGGTTTCCTCGCTCTGTGATAATGTCCGGGTCATTCTCGCTTGTATATCTGTGATTGTTGCGTAACTCATCATTTACCCCTTTTGCCGTTCCGTTTCGGCTTGCTCTCCTCGGTGGGCTTTTCTTCAACAGGTTCAGAGGCGAGCTTGTGGCCCGCCTCCAAATACTCCTGTTTGCGTTCTTCTGCCACCCACATGATCCCGTGAGTGGTCTTGTTCACAAACTTAACCATTAGTCGGTCAGTTTGTTAAACACGGAGACATCGGCACGGAAACCGATCTCAACTTCCGCTTTAACCGCAAACATGTTCTGCTGAAACAGATTGATCTTGGTGTTTGCATCGATGTCCAGAGTAGCGTCAGAGGAATAGGAGATGTCGATACCATCAACGATACCGTACATAGCCTGAGTCCAATCGCCCATCACGCCCAGAACGTTGGGAGTTCCTGCGATATATGCACCCTTGCTTACTTCTGTTCTTGCGCCCAGAACCATGGGAACTGCGCCCTCTGCTACGGAGTTGAGAAACAGAGGTCTGCGGTCTCCGTCTACTGCTCCAAGCAGTACGCCCTGACCCTGAGGAGACAGAACGATACCATTCAGGATACCGCCGTGGGTAGCGATGTCGGTGTTACCTGCCACAAGACCTGCATAAGCATCGGTGGAGATGTCCTGTGCGGTTGCGGATGCAAAGTTGTCAAAGTCAGAACCGGGAGCCGCTACTGCGCCGAACACGGTTGCGTCAAACTTTTTACCCAGAGCGTTGGGAAGTCTCTCGATCAGAGCGTCATACAGAGATGCTACATCTCTGCGGAACTCGTTGGAGAAAGGTACGATAACGGCGAGTTTATATGCTCTCATAACCTTGGTAGCAAGTCCGGGGTTGCTTACGGGTTTCATGGCGGTCTCACCTGCCCATGCGGCCTCAGGATCGGAAGTGATAACGTTGATTGCAGTACCTCTGCCGGGGAGTTCGATTCTCCGGGCGAGTTTCATAACTGCGCTACCCTCCTGAACTTTCTGCAAAATCTCTCTGGATACATCTACGGGTAAATCGATGCTTGTTCTGTTGGTTGCCTGTCCTACTAATGCCATAATTTTTATCCTCCTATGACTTGGTTAGCCCACTCTGCGAACTGTTCACGAGTGGATGCTTTTCCTGTGTGTGTTACCTCGCCGCCGTCTTTGACCTTGGGATATGAGTTCGGCTTTGCAAAGGCAATCAGCTTTTCAGCCTGTGCTTTACATTCTTCCTCTGTTTCCCCCGTCAACAGGTCAGCGGGTACATTGGTTTCTTTTGCTACGGTTTCTCTGACAGAGCGGATGCTTTCGGCTTTCTTCATAGCGTCAAGTTCTTTCTGCAACGCCTCGGCTCTCTCTGTCTCTTTCTGCAAGTCTGATTTGTTCTTTTCTTCCAACTCATCAAACTTTGCGGCCTTTTCTTTCAGGCTTTCATAATCGGCATAGTTCTTTCTGTCTCTTGCGAGCCTTTCAGCAACGATCCCGTTTACTTCCTCCTGAGTAAAAGTTTTTTCCCCGGTTTCGGGTGTCTTTGTTACTTCTTCCATTTCTTTCCTCCTATGAGTCACGTTCCCTCGTTTTAGGCACGAGTTGCCATATAAAAAAAGAGCCGTTTAAGCTCTTTTCTTTAGAAAGTTATGTTAGACCTCAATAAGTCCACTATTGTCTGTTCCCTCTGTTTTTTTATCTACTGCGTAAGCCTCTCGCCGCATGGCGTTTATCTTGTCCTTTGGCGAGCCTCCGGGGTCGGCGTTGTAATACATCTTTCTGTACTCTGCGGGATCGTAACCCTCAACCTCTGTATCATTGTTGAACCGCACAGCATAAGCGCAATCGCAATTTGCATGGATGTGTTCGGCGTGACCCTTTTTAACACTTCTCTTAGAGGCATACTGCCATCCACGGGATGCAAGCGTTAAACAGAAAGCGCAAGTCTTTCCTGCGGGTATCCATGCGAACTGTGCGCCATCCCTCATGGCGTTTTGCACGGTTGTGTCCTGTCCTGCCTGTTTCACGAGCCTACCCACAACCGCCGATAAGTATTCCGGGTCAATGGATGTTTTCATAGCACCGTTTAGAGCTTTTCCCACATCGCCAACAGAGGCGGTGTCTGCCACCAATGCGGGGTCAACCGCCGCCCCGCTGAGTTCTGCCATGGCATCGTACATATCAGCCGCCAAAGCCCCGCTTGCCTCGCCGTACTTCGTCACAAGTGCATGGGCGTACTCGATGACATCCTCTCTGGGGATGTTCCCGATCCCGACTCCGTGCCATCTTCCATTTGCGCCCCATATAGCATCCCGGAACTCATCGGCGGCCTTTTCATTGATTTTCGCCAAAAGGTCTCTGTATTTCGCCCATTCGTTCATTGATATGGTCATGAGATTTCACCTAGCACTCTCTGCCCTCTCGCCCTCTGCTCTTGGGCTTTAATTCTCCGAATGTCGGCTTTATCAAAGCCAATCATCTGCAAGAATGTGTCCGTAGTGGCAAAGCCCTCACGGGATGCGGCAATCTTAATGGCGGCATCTGCGGTGACCGCTACACTAGGCATGGCGGGGTTTTTGAAGTGCGCCACAACATCCCTTTGCTCTGCATCCAGACTATCAATCGTGGTCTGATTTGCGATTGCCAGAGCCATAAGAGCGATGGTTCTGAGTGCGTCACCGTTCCCGGTGTTCAACTGTTCAGCCATAAGCACAAGGGTCTGACTCTGCGCCAAAACCGCATCTGCACTTGTGGGGTTTGCCTCGGAAACTACGCCCGTATCTGTCACGGTTAAGCCCGTGGCGGCTGAGAACTGTGTGGCAAGTACCCGTATCATCTCCACATGGGGTGAGATACTGCCCTGCGACAACTGCCCGAACGTGGGCTTTTCTCCCGTCTCCGGGTTGGTGGTACTTACGAGAATTGAGCCAACGTATTGCTTGAATTTCTGATTTATCAGCGTATCGTACTGCTCATCTGTTGCCCCTAACAGATACTTCTGCGGAGAAGTGGCAAACTCAAGCCCGATTGTGGCATCTGCGATGGTTCTTACATATCCATCTATAAGCCGCCTAATGGGTTCTTTGATACGAGACCGCCCGAACGGTTTATTGCTCGTGGCGTTCCAGATAAGAGCCTCCATAAGAGGTCTACCCATGTTGTGCGGGTTTTCCTCTGCATACCACTTGCCATCATCTCCGTGTAAGACCCATATAGCATTTTCTGTATACAGGTTTATCAGGGACGGATGCCATGTTCCCTCTTTGCTTTCATCCGGGACAGTATCGATAATGGCAAAACCACATTGGATGCGGTTCTTTTCTCCATCCCATAAGGCCGCCGCTGTCTGGGGAGAATGAAAACGGATTTTACACCCGATCTTGTCATCCGCTGACAGAGTGGCAAAGGTGCATCCGTATTTCAGCTCATCCCGACAGGCTTTCATGTATTCTGCAATCAGGTTGTTATCCATGGCG